CTGTTTGGTGTCTAGCACCTGTATGCTGTTGGCCAGTTTGAATTGACTGTACTTGTCTGCTACGCACCAGCTGATAGCGGTGCGCTTGTTGCCGAATGTGTGTACAGTTTTGTCCCAGGTACTGACAGTGTATCCATAAGACCCTGGGCTCAGGTGATACTTGCCAAACGCAACATATCCGTTGTTGTCGTCGTTTACAATTAGATGTTTAAGATTGTGCACTAGCTCACGTTCGGCCCAGCGTTCAATCTTCTGTTTGTGCAAGTGTGAAGATTTCATTTGATCACGTATGTTGCCAATAGATAACCAATTATGGCCAACATAGTAGACCCAATGCCTATACCCCAGTTGATCATTTGATCTTTTCGTTTTTCTGACATGCGTTCAACCATGTTATGTAATTCTTTAATCATTAACTCTAGTCCTGTTATTTTGCTTTCTACTGCTACTAGATTCTGATCAAGAGATCGGTAACGTTCAGCACATAGCTCAACGTGTGCTTCTAAATTCTGTTTTTCAATATCGCTTGTTTTAGGCATTGGTTACTCCGTTAATGTATTTATTGTTTTAAACCAGATGTTCTGTTTTGGATCTGCTGTGGTCAGTATCGGATCCACTGAATTGATTTCTGTTAGATTGATAATCATAGGCACACTTTCGCAGTCAATCTGTAGGCCTGCCAATGGGTTGTTATTGTTGGGTATTTCAAACACTCCTTCGTTTTCACTAATGAAGCTAAACTCCCATACTCCATCTTGACATTGCGGATTTGATATTTCTTGAGGCTGTGTGCGCAGACCAAATATCTGCAGCAGAGTTTCGTAATTGCGTTGTTGGTTGCGACTGCGATGCCAGTCATTATGATCATTCACTGTTTGTCCAGCACGGTCCTGGTAAGGAATTTCGCTTGCTCGAAAAGAGCCAGTGACTCCGGTGCGGCTGCAGTCAAAAAGAGTACGACATTGTATTTTCATTCTGCAACTATTTAACGCCAAAAGAAAACCCTGGATTTTTTAAGTCCAGGGTTGACTGTTTAATCAGCTAGTGATTAGGAAGCAGCTAGTTTAAAGCCAATGCTGGTTGCACTGTCCAACTGGAAGCCATCAGCAGAGACGTTAGCAGCAGCCAAGAACGCAGCACCGCTAGCAAATGCACCCTTAGGGAACACTGCAAAGCTCAATGCTACACCATCAACTTGGTACGTAGCCACAGTAGCTGTTTGTTGAATAGCTTGAATAACGTTAGACACATATTCGTTAACACCTTGTTGACCAGCAACTGAAGTGTTAGCAACAGCGCCGAAGAAGTCTAGTCCAGGACCAGCTGGGTTAACTGGGGTAGCAGCAGTAGCTGCGTCTGAATCAACTGGACCGTTTTGAACGTCAAGTGCGAATACTGGTTGTGCGTCACCATTTACGCGAGTAAAAATTGCCATGATAAATTTCCTTTAAGTTAAGTAGGTCTATGACCTTGCTTTTATTTATGTCAGATTTAAAAAAACAGTTATTTGGGTTTCTTTTGAGCTCGGTTTTGGGCAGCAAATGCATTGGGGTCAAAGCGATTTACTGCTTTTGCATAGCCAACAGGAGTGGCCATTACCCAGCCTTCTTGTCCTGGATGTTGTGCATCTGCTTGCTGCAACAGATTCATTTTGAGATCGTGCAACAGTATAAATGCAGTAAATGCAGCAGCCAGTGCTGGTGTATTGCTCTTGGGGCTCTGTAAGTATTCCACAATGTTACGAAACTTTTGTGGCGTCACTTTGGTCTGCAGCCAGTCGCCGAACTCTGGCAACAAAGTAGTAGGGTTCAGTGGTGAGCCAACTTTGGTATTGATAAAATCCACAGCCAGCTTGGCCAGGTCTGTGATCTTGTTGGCTCGTAGTTCAACAGGATTAAACAAAGTGTTGATAGCAGAACCATCTGACCGTACCAGGCTCTTTAGTTGCTTGACCAATGGCTGGTCAACTGTGAGCTGCTTGGGCACAGCAGGACGCTCTAACATGAGTCCGGACACATCGTTAAATGATACTCCACGCAACGGCTGATAAGGCTCTCCTTGGTCAGCATACATTGAATGAATTGCAATGCCAATCTTGCTGTTGCTGATACGCTGTCCCAAGGCACTTCGAACTGGAATTTTGTATTCAACAGTATTGGGACGGAACACATAGTTCCCAGCCACTTCAGGAGGAGTGGTCATGTACAGTAAGTCGCCTTTAACATAGCCACGGAAGTTCGGGGGTAGTGCAGCGTCAAGCACAGGAAACAATGTAGCGTACAGTTGAATCAGCTCGGTACGTTCACCTGAGCGTCGATTTTGAATTTCAGCCATTGCTCGTGGGCTAGTGGCCAAGCCATCATAACCTTTGGCATTGAATCCCGAATCGTCTGTCAGTACAAACTCTCCAGTAGAAGGCTTGCGTCCAAATATCACAGCAGGTTTGCCGTCCCATTTGGCAGTGATAGTGGATGGCTGTTCTGTAGCATGTTGCACAATTGCAAGTGCATCCAAGATACCCTGTGTACCACGACGAAATACTAGATCTTCCAAGTGCTCGATACCTTTGGCTCTGCCGCCTACTCCGGCTTCGGCTTCGCTGATCATCTGCACTGTTTCTGGTGTTTCTACCAATGGCATCATGCCTTGATTCACAATGCGGTCCCGCAGGCGAGCCAAAAAGTTTACATCGCTTTCTTTCACGCCCAGTTCAGGCTCAGGCAACTGTTGCTTAACCAAATAGTCACTAAAATCTGCTAGCTTGGCTGCACGTTCGGGATCACGTGCTAAATTTTGATAAATGGTTTCTACGTTTTTTAGATCGTCACGAGTTTTTCCAGTGCCTAACAGCACTGACGCTACATAGTCTGGATCAAGCCCGTCACGCACCAGTGTGTTGGTAGCACGACTAAACATGCCATTGGCGCCTACTTTGAGTCCTTGATGCTTGGCCAAACTGCTCATCAGCACATTACGATTCATTCCTTTGTATGCTGAGTCTGTGCCGCCTGCATAGTAAAATGTGCCCCAGTCCACGTTGCTGAAAAACATAAAGTCTGTTTGCACAAATCCACGTTTGGGATCACCTGCAATAGGAGTCTTGAAATGTACTTCGCCAGCTTTTCTGACCCAGTCCCTAGGATCTTGTCCTTGCTGTTGTACAAACTGTGTGAGTTTTGCAGCAACTTGCTCTTTGGTAGCAGTGGCTTGGTCTACCGCTATATCAAGGTCGCCCGATGTTGGTGCACGTCCTGTGGACCCTAGCCAGTGATCTTGCGGGAATTCCATTCCCAGCACACGCTCTAGCCAAGCAATAGTAGCAGGCACATCTTTGCGGTCAATGCGTTGTGTGGCAGCAGCGCCTTGCTGATCTTTGAATACGTTACCGCCTTCTAGTATGTTCATACTGTGGTACCTGGTAGTGCAACGCTGGCTGCTTTTATCTTTTGTATCATTTTAGCATCTTCTGGATTGTTAGGATCAAGTTTCTGTCCACCAATGGTATACGTTCCGTCAGCAGTTTGTTTTAGTTCTGGAGTGCGGCCAGCTACTCGGCCTGCTTTGGAAGAATTAAACTGCACCATTGACATAGCGTCATATGCTGCTTGTGACAGTGCTGTCCATTTGGCCAACTGAGTTTTTTCATCTTGTGCAGGTTTATCAAAGTTCAAGATACTGTTTAATGAAGTTTGTATAATGTTCACAAGATTTTTTGCATCAGCCTGCTTGGTTTGATCCACTAGACTGGGCAATGATTTGTAGTCATTGCCCAGTTTGTTCTGCATAAAGCTGCGTTGTAGCTGTTGCACAAGACTCTGAGCAAGGCTGTTCTTGGTCCCACGGTCCAACATGGCCGGAGATGACACATTGTTCTTTTTCAGCAGATCCAACACACTGGCATTCCAGGTTTTCAGTTCATTGGTAGCCAACTGAGCAATCATGGGCTGGGACATTTGCGCTGCTTGTTGTTGTCCTGCTGGTCCGTATTTGCCAGTGGGAGTTGTGCTGGTGTTAGCGCCTGTGGGCAAGTTGGTACCTGCACTGGCATTAAATCCTGTAGTAAATGCTGCCAGTGCATTTTCTTTAAGCACTGTGATTTCATGAATCTGCATGGGTTCTCCTAACAGATCTTGAAAACTTACCCGAATCTTTGGTGCGGATAGCATTCAACAACTTGCGAGACAGGTTTTCGGCCTGTTCGGGCGAAAACTCTGTTTCTATTTGTTCTAGAAGTCGTATAGCTGATTCAATGATGTTGTTGGCACGATTTTCAATCAGCAAGCGACGATCACGCTCTACATACAACGTGTCTAATTCTTCTAGTATACTTCGTGTCTTTTTTTGCATTTCGGAGAACCTTTGTATTATTTAGCGTAACAGCTTTGGGAATAAATATCTATAACGAGGAACCAATAATGACCAGTGCAATTAACCCTAACAACATCGACGGTAGCTATCCTGTACCCGGCGTGCCCAACAACACACAGGGCTTTAGAACAAACTTTACCGAAACCAAGACCAACTTTCAATATGCAGCTGATGAAATCACTGACCTGCAAAATAATGCAATACTAAAAGCTGCGTTAACTGGAACTACCCTAGACAACAACATGAACGGCGGTTTGATCAATGATGT